GTGTGGCGTGGCTTAAACTCAGAGCCTACTAGTTCGTCTGGGATCTCTTTAATCATAGTAATTCCTTAATTTTTCTGAGCAATAATTAAATCAACATATTTCACTGCAAGGTTTAAAGCACTGCCAGAGAATGATGCGGATCCAGAGCTAAATGAGAATGGGTGAGTATGCGAGCCACCACCACCTGTTGCACCCGTGTTATCTGAAATAGCCCTTGCGCCGCCTGGGGAGCCGCCAGATTGAATATCATTACCAGGTTGAGCAGCGGTGTGTGTATGTGAAGGGATTTGGGGAGTGCTTAATGTTGTTGCGCCTGCTGAACCAGTAACACTTGAAATAGACACAGAACCAGTAGGGACCGTTCCAGTAGAAGCAAATAACGTAGTAAAGTCTAATGAACCACCAAAACCTACACTACCACTAACTAATCTAAACGCCGCATTATTTGCACTTGTATCTTTAGTCCAGCCAGTTGGGGCAGCAGTTTGATTAAATGTCATTCTAGTGCCTGAAGTAAATTCGGCACCAGGAGTGGCGGAAGTCCATGTAGTTCCATTAGAAGTAAGAACATTACCTGTCGTACCGGGGGCTACAAAAGTAGGGCTTGAAGTGCCGTTGCCCAGTATGACATTATTAGCCGTTAGCGTATTTAAACCTGTACCGCCACCAGTAACCCCCAACACTGCACCATTTACAAAAGCACCAGATGCTGCAATAAAATTAATTCCATCACAATACACAACTTGAGTGGCACCGTTGGGTATAGATACCCCCGTACCAGTAGCACCTATTACTCGAACTGCGTACCCACCACCAGTATTATTAGCAACAATGTAAACTTTTTTAACCACGGGAGGGATAATGTCCCACACTGCATTATTAGTACCAGTAGCTACAATAACTGCGTTTCTAGCCTCATCTGTCACTCCATTAAGACTAGATAGCGTGTAATTAGCATTAGACATCACAATTGAGGTAACGCCCGTAATAGCCTGTTCAATTAGAGTGCCTAAGTTGGTATTAGTCGTTTGACCCCAAAGACCTGATTGATCTCCGTCCCCCATCAGGGTTATTTTTAAACTTGGTGAATATGTACTTGCCATAATTTATCCTTAAGCTGCTATTACTTCTGTCCAATTTGGAGTTTGCGCAGTATCTACTAAACCCCAGACGTTTACTCTATTTAGTCTAACAACGGTGCGCACACCAGTCAAATCAACTATAGAATCAGCATTTGCTGTAACTGTGCCGACCCGACCTACTGCAAGAACGCCTGTTACGTTGGCGTTACCACCAGCTTGTGCATCTACATTACCTAATCGACCTACAGCATAAACACCTGTTAATACAAGCGTAACACTTTCAACTATTGAAACATTGCCAATTACGCCTACCGCATTAACACCTGTTGGTACAACATTACTTTGCCCTGAAATTGTTACATTACCAACTCTACCAACAGCATTTACACCCGTTAATACAAGCGTGACGCTCTCAACTACTGAAACCGTACCAACTTGACCAACAGCCGAGACCCCAGTAAGCTGAACTGAAATACCAATAGTTGCCTCACCTGTATCAGCAAACGGGGCACCAGCATAGGGCGAGAAGCCAAAGGTCATTATTTATCCTATACAAACCAAGTCACAATAGAATACCGTGTACCGCTCGTTACGGGCATTATCTCGTGGGGGTACATAAAATTTGAAGGGAACATAATACACGACCCTTTCTTTAGTTTATATACTGCCCCACGGTTAAAAAATGCAAACTCCCCACCCTCATACTCATCATTTAAAACTAATGAACAAGAAACTGCTCTAGGAGTAGAAGTAAACGAATCTACATGTTCCGTATAAAAACCACCTTCTTCATACCTTAATATGTCATAACCTGTGTCATAATTTATAGTACAGTTACTAAAATTTTTGCGGTATTTTTCTATAACCGCAGCAACTGAAACATGCATGTATTTATCTAAAACTTTTCTAACTTCTTTATTTTTTTCAATAATATTGTCAAAAGACATCCCAATAGTGCTACAGTTTCTTATGGCTCTGTCAACCCCGTTTTCTATACATGCATCTATCCAGTCGCTAGAGTTTTTGTACTCCGCAAGCACTGCATCACACAACGCTGGCGTTATAGCGTTTTCTATAACAATTATGTAGTCTTCAAGTTTAGACAACATACGTTTTTTCTAGCTCGCCATTTATAGGCGCTGGAGGGTTTTCTATAACATTCATATTTTCCCCATTAAAATTTTCTGGGGGACTCCACCAATGGCAAACATCATAGGGAACGCTAACACCTTCTGGAATCATACTTGGATCAACAATGTCTTCGATTCTTTCGCCTATACGCATGGCATGGATGCAGTACGCCACAGTATTATCTTCAAGCGCAGTAAAAGCATGCTCCGCATCTTTTTTAATGTAAATCATGTGAGGAGCTTTAAATTCTGTTTCTTTACCATTAACAAGACATTTAACAGAACCAGCAGCAAGTAATGTTAGATGGTCAAATTGATGTGTATGAGTGTGTTCTGTATCTCCAGCTTTTTGAAAATGCATCATACGGCTATACAGGTTTGCTACACATCCAATTTTTACATCTAATGCCATGACTAACTCCTTTTATCAAAATAAGCCCATGCGTTTGGGCCACGACTACGAACATAATGCAAAAATACTTGGCTGTAATATTGTCCAGTAAATTTTTCACGCCAATGTTCGGCAGTGCAACCAAGATAAACAACTGCATCACCAGGATTTAATTCAAACGGTACCTCTTCACCAGAAGGTTTTTTAATAAATATAGGCCATTTTGTATCACCACCAAGATGCACAGTTAGGCTAATTTCACAAGCTGGTCTGTCTAAATGCCGTATAAGTTGGCTTTCTGGGCCGTAAATTATGCAAAAAGAATACGTTGGTAAAACAGTGTCTTCAACTAAATCCCCAACATTGTTTATTTTTTCACAAAGCAATTCTAAAAATGGAACGGCGTCTTGATATGCTTTACCAAATAACCCATAATTTGAACGAGGGTCATCAATTAAACGGCCTTTATCCCGTTCAGATAACAACCAAGAGTTTAAAGCTTGAGCACGTTCCTGACTAATAAAGTTAGGAACAAATAAAAAATTATTTTGCTTAAGCTGGGCGTTCACTATACTTTTACCCAAACTGCTTGCGGTTCAACGGGCCAGTTAATATCCCCAGCAACTGGATAAACAGCATACTGACGCACTGCGTTACGATACACAACAAAATCTTGCGCATTATTTAAATACGGATTGCTTTTTGTTGGGTCAGCAACATCAGGAATGGTTGTCCAATCTGTACCATATAATTTACTAGCAGCTGTTTGTTGATTTTGTTCTGCTGTTGGTGGAGGTGGTGGGGGCGGAGGTTGATTAGCCGCATCCCATTTAGTCATGCAGCAATTTGCCCAGGCTGGTAGTTCAGTAATAGGCTGGTTTTCTACTAGTGGAGAATTGTATTCAATCCAACCAGCAGTATCTTGCCATTGAAGAGCGTGAACGTCTCCAGGAATGTTGCAAGAACTTAAATCAAGCTCATCATAAAACTTATCGTTTTCACCAACTGATCCGTCTACGGGAATAATAGTTAACTTCATTCTTCAATGCTCCTAAGTAATTTGGGTTGTTGTGTTTCGCCAGAAGCAGCTGCAAGTATTAATTTTGTATTAACCTCGTTAGCTTTAACCATTTCATTTCTAAACGACTCTACCGCCGCTCCAGTTTGTCTTTGTTGTCCAGAATTTTCAATAAGCAGCATTGGCATCCAAGCAATAGCACATTCATAGCTGTCTACTTGAGAACCACTATTCATATCGTAACCTTGCACACGGGTATACCACGCACAAGTAAGACCCACACAGTCTTTTTTAATTAATGGGCAAAATGTCCCGTTTTTAAGTGTTCCCATTATTAATCCTTAGTTGCACGAATAACATCAACATATTGAACTGCAAGGTTAATCGCATTACCAGTAAATGTACCTGAACCACTTGAGAAACTAAATGGGTGAGTATGTGAACCACCACCACCTGTTGCACTCGTGTTACTTGTAACAGCCCTTGCGCCGCCTGGAGAACCACCAGAGCTAATATCGCTCCCTGGAACTGCAGCGTTATGGCTGTGGCTAGGCATTTGAGGTATAGAAAGCGTTGTAGCTCCAGCACTACCACTAACTGCTGTAATACTTACCGAACCGGTTGGGGTTTGACTTGCAAATGCTGTAGTAAACGCTACCGATCCACCTGTGCTTGCTGTACCTGTTGTGAGACGCAATGCTGAGTTATCGCCAGTAGCTATATTTTTAGTCCAACCAGTCGGCGCAGAAGTCTGCGCAAATAACATAACTGTACCCGCAGCAAAACCACCACCAGCAGCTGCTGAAGTCCAAGTAGTACCGTTAGACGTTAATATGTTACCCGTTGTGCCAGGAGCTACAAACTGAACAGCGCTTGTACCATTACCAAGAACAACGTTATTAGCTGTTAGAGTATTAGCGCCTGTTCCCCCACGAGCAACAGCTAAAGTTCCAGAAGCTACGTTTGAAGCGTTAATAGAGGTAACAGCAGAACCATCGCCACTAAATGTACCTGTTATTGTCCCAGCAGCAAATTCACCAGAAGACCCACGAAGAACAATAGTAGAAGCGCCATTAGCAGAACTTGCGGTTGTTCTTGCATTTGCAACAGTTCCTGAAGTTAAGTTGGACGCATTAATAGCACTTAAAGCTACACCGTTACCAGAAATAGAATTAGCAGTAATATCGCCAGCACTAAAACCGCCCGATGAATCACGAGAAACAATCGTAGACGCTCCGTTAGCGGAAGCCGCTGTAGTTCTTGCGTTGGCTATGGTTCCAGACGAAATATTGCTTGCGTTGATAGAAGTTATGGTTGTACCAGCACCAATAAAGTTTGCTGCGGTTACGTTGCCACCTTCAAAAGCGCCATTAGCATCACGAACTACTATTGTTGAAGCACTATTAGATGTATTAGCCGTAGTGCGAGCGTTAGCAATTGTGCCACTTGAAATATTAGAGGCATTAATAGCGGTTAGAGCTACGCCGTTACCCGATACGTTGGTAAACGCACCAGTCGTGCCGTTAAAGGTAGTGGCATTAGAGGTAGTTGCGGTAATTGTATTAGCCGTAAAGCCACCGTTGGCATCTCTGGATACGATAGTTGAAGCCCCGTTAGCATCTGAAGCCGTAGTTCTAGCGTTAGCCAAAGTGCCTAATGTAATACTAGAAGCGTTAATAGATACGTTAGCAGCGTTAGTTAACTGACCTTGAGCGTTAACCGTAAAGGTTCCAACTGTACCAGCATCACCATAAGTACCAGCTGTAACAGCGGTATTAGAAATACTAAATGTTAAGTTGGCAAGGTTTAATCCCGTTCCTGCTGCATAGATCTGAGCAGAACTAAATTGTGCAAAAGTAATATTTGACGTGCCAAAAGTAATTGTTCCTGATGGAGCATCTAATACCCATGCAGTTCCCCTGTTGGTAGAACCGTTTTGAACAAAGAAATAGTCATTAAGACTTAATTGATTGGCACCAGGACCATACGTATTTGCATCTGTAGCACGAGTTAATACTGTTCCACCCGTAGCCCATGTATATATGCCGTTGTAAGTTTGGTTGGTTTCGTCTTTAACTAAAACACGATTTGTATTAACTAGGCTATAACCGTCTAAAGTATTCAAAGCAACAGAAAGCGTTATCGTAGCACCTACGCCATTACCTGCTCCGTTTGGTTGGTTATAAGTAACCGTACCGCCTGTTTGTGCTGCAAGACTTTGTGTAGTAGCCGCCTGAACTGCTTCGTGATATGTAAGAGCCGTAGCTGTTATCCCATCAACATATAGCTTATTAACAATGTCGGTATTGTTTGCAGCATTGGTTGTTATGGTTCCAGCAGTTAGCGTTACCGTTGTAGCCGTAAGATTTGTGGTGTTGATATTAGTAAATGCAATAGTGTTTGCACCATTACCAAACGCTTCGACTTTATTAGTAGCTTGGTTGGTATACAGTGCTTGTTCGGCTGGTTGAGTAACAAATACCTCAAGACCACTTGCACCCGCAGTAAATGGGACTAATGACCCTGAGTTAGACGAGGAAAAAACCGTATTCCTAGCTAATGTAGCTGGAGACGTAAACGTACCAACACCAACCTCCCACTCAGTATCAGACCCAGCGGTTAAGTTATGGATGGTGTAATAAACGGTAGAACCAGTAGCTATGGCGGCGTTAAACGTTTGATAGCCAGGAAATGCACCACCAAGCGTAATACTGCCTGTGCCAGAGCTAGAGCTGGATTCTTTAACCCTATCTTTCAGAATCAAAGCCATAAGGCTCTCCTAATTACGAAGCGGTCAAACGAATAATTGCGTTACTTGCATCCGCAGTTGGGAAGTTCACTGCAAATGTACCATTGGTAGAAGTCTTATCTCCACCAAAAGACAATACGCATACAGCTGCATTTGCTTGACTGTTGTTATAAATCAAAGCCCCAGCTGCAGTAATAGTCGCATTTGCCCAAGAAGTATTGGAAAACGATATAAAAGCCACGTTACCAGAGTTTGTTGGGGTTACGCTAACTGACAAAGTATTACCACCAGCAGAGTAGTTGCCAGTAGAAGCTACTTCGTTAGTTGCTGAATACACAGTTGTGTTCTCGTTAATAGTAGCCGAGCTGGTATATAGGGCTAATTTAAACGTATTTGCTGAAAAGTTTTGCTGACCATTTAAGAGTTGAACCTTAAACGATGTAGCCATTGCTTGAGTAATTGGCATTTCTTGCTCCTAAAAAATTATCTAACAGGTCCAGGTACAGGCAGCCTAAGTTGTCCATCACGGTATGCGCTTCTTCTATCTTTACCATCACCCAAGTCTTTGAGCAACGCTAAGGATTCTTGGTACTTCTGTTCGTAATATGTAACTAAGTCTTGTTCACCTTTTTGGAAGATGATAGCCTCACGCAACGAACCATACAGTAAAACAGATTCAAAATTATCGCCCAGCCAAGAAGTTCCAGCTGCGTTTTGAATATTACTTACAGGCACTGAGAATCCACTTCCAGTACCCCCTATTGTAGAGGTAGCAGCACTTAAAGAGTTGCCAACAAGATATAAAAATCCTGGGTTTATTAAAGTCAAAGCAGTTACAGAACCGCCTGATACAGTAATTGTGGCTGTACCGTTTAAGCCATCCCCACCAGTTAAAGACACATTCTCATATGTACCGTTGGTATAGCCAGAACCTCCAACAATCGTGCCAAAACCAGCAATACCACCCTGAACAATCGTAGTTGGGTAGTAGTAATAATGCAGCTCGGTCTGGTAGCTACTGTTTGGAGTCGGTCCAATTAAGTAGCTGTAGGGTAAAAACTGAGCATAGTACTTAGGGGTGCCAGTATCGGTAGGGTTTGGATATGCCTCACGAATAAAGTTAACGTCTTTATCAATTAAGTACGTGTAGTTACCGCTTCCATCAATTACAGCAAGGGAAAAAGACGCCAAATAATCGCTAGGCAAAGCTAAGTAGCTATCACCAGAGGTAAAGTTACCAATGACGTTTTTACGGATAGCAGGTATCTGAACGGCGTTATAAACCCGCTCTTCGCAAAGCTGAACGAAGTTGGGAATGTTCTGAACAAATAATTGCTCAGTTGATTCCGTGTATGCCTGTATGGCTTCAGATAACTGCTGGAAATTCATTAGCCCATCTTCCCGCTAGACATTTTGCCTTTAGTAGCAGCGCCAGTACCACGCATTTGAATCTTGCCGTAACGATTCTCAGGAGGGTAATTGCCTTTACTAATACCACCAACAGACATATTCATCGTGTCAATTACTTTAGCGCCAGGAGTATAAGCACTATCTGCCACGATACTAGTAGCTTTACCGTCCATTGTGTGCGGTGCAGCATAAACCTCAGCAGGTCCTACTTCTTTCCCGCCTTTTTTCATAGAGAACTTAGCCATTATCGACCTCTTCCTGATTTCTTTTGGTTCATGATACGAGCCATATTGCGACCCATAGTCTTCATGTTTTTGTTCATTGAGCTGGTGCTTTTCTTTGGACCCTTCTCAATACCTACTGATGGACCAGAGTCACCTAAGTTTTTACCTTCG